GCATGACCCCAATCACGCTTTGCATTGAGATTACCAAGTTCTAAAACATCTTGAAGTCCAACAGATATCTTAGAAAGTGCTTGAGTAATCTTACGAGTTACAAATGTCTCACCACGTCTTGGTGATTCGTGGTTAAACAGAATACCAGTGCAAGCATACATTCCATATGCTTCACGATAGTTTTTGGTTATCCAATATCCATAAATCTTGGCACAACCATAAGGGGAACGAGGATAGAATGGAGTTGTTTCTGACTGAGGAGTTTCTTGAACAAGACCGTAAAGTTCGCTCGTAGAGGCTTGGTAAATGCGGACACGATCTTCCATACCCAAAAGACGCACTGCTTCAAGAACACGAAGAGTTCCCATACCATCCACATCAGCAGTGTATTCAGGCATTTCAAAGGATACTTTAACATGGCTCTGAGCACCAAGATTGTAAATTTCATCGGGTTTAACTAATTGAATGACTCTGACTATATTAGTAGAATCTGTTAAATCACCGTAATGTAACTTAATATTTTGAAATATATGATCAATTCTATGAGTATTAATTAAGGATGATCTTCTCACAAGACCATGAACTTCATATCCCTTTTCTAAAAGAAATTCTGCGAGATATGATCCATCCTGGCCAGTAATACCAGTAATTAATGCAACTTTCATACAAAAAAATACTTTAAACTTATTATACTAAAAAAGAGAGGTTTATGCAACCTCTCTTTGATTTCCAAATATGCAGGCTCGCCACTTGCTCTTTAACCAGAAGCAAGAAACTGGGCGGGAGTTATCCCATCCGCACCACTTGCCTTTTTAAGGAATGGCAAGAAACCTATTTTGTTTCTGAAACAAAATCATTAATGACTTGTGCTTGCTTAAGAACATCTTCTAGAGTTGGAAACTCTGGGTAATCCATCTTCACAGTATTTTTAGAATTTGCATTCCAATACTGGGCAGTATCTATTCCAATAGTGAACTGATCATTCAGCATATTGTATGCTTGCTTGAAAATTTCAAAACGAAGTTCATAAGGTGTTTTGGACATAATTAATCTCCATATGTGTGTATGTTGTGTGGCAATAGGGTCAAATTGACTCCACCAGTTCTTTTAAAGTCTCTCCGTGACTAAAGGGGTTGCTCCCGACCAGTGCTGTTATAGACCATCCGTGTCTTCGTCATCTTTCACATAACATGGAACACAATCAGGATCTAACCATTTCGCATATTCAATGTCTTCCATAGCAGTAGTACATTGTAAACCATTATCAAAAAGATAAATGTCATTCCAACGTTTAGTGTAATGATCTTTCTTTTGCATACGGTAGTCAGGTTTACCGTTAATTTCAAGGATACCAACTTCTACGAAGCGATATCCTTCACGTTCAAAAAGAACTTTTGTCATGCTACTTCAACAGATTCAAGATCTTGAGCTATATAATCAATTAACATCTCATAATCGTCAAGAGGATCACCAGAGAACACTACACCTTCATTTTCATAAAAACGACGAACCTTTTTGTAGAGTTTCGGATTCTTCACATCAAGGTAGAAATCGCCATTTGCAGCACCACGAAGGGTTTGGATATCTTTCTTGAATTTTGCGGTAATAGTCATTTGTTTGATTGTTGACCTTAGTATTATAAGGGTTTGACAGGGGTTCTGTCAAGTGCTCCTTGAGGGGATCGAACCCACCTGAGACCGATTATGAGTCGGTTGCTTTCACCAGATAGCTAAAGGAGCAATAGGAAAGGTGGGATTTGAACCCACACGCTTTTATGCGTCCGATTTTGAGTCGGGTGCGTCTACCAATTCCGCCACTCTCCCATCAAAAGGAATCCACATCCATATAAAGATCTATGATCTCTTGATCTATATCTTTTAATTCGGAATTAATTTCATCTTCTAATGCATCTCCAGATTCAATCAAATCAAAAAGTTTCTCAAGTTCTTCTTGACTTCTTATTTTCATTTGATTTTGTCTCCTATTTCCCTAATGACTTTGATAACCTCTTTGTATGGTATCATTACTGCATGGCCATATTCACTTTTAATTATAAAGGATTCGCCATTTTCAACTCTTTCCATAAGATTATCAAAATCTTGCTGAAACTCTTCAACTGTAAATGATTGAAATTCGTTTTGTTCTAAATGCATTTTCATAAAATATTTTATGAATCGGGATGATAGGATTTGAACCTACGGCCCCTCGCTCCCAAAGCGAGTGCTCTACCAAACTGAGCTACATCCCGTTACTTTTTTCTATGTATATACATTATACCAGCAAAAGGAACGACTGTCAACCCCATCCCACAAATAAAAAGAAAAATGGGACTTGTTGCGAGCGTCTCAACTAGATGAAAGATCATCTACCCCTCCAGTGCTTGTACTCATAATACATGAATTGATCTACTTCGTCAAGACCCTGCAAAGGAGCATGTTCTTCTCTATAAGACCAATCAACACAAAACTGAACAATATGATGATCATTTAAAGCCTTATGCCCCCACATTCTTACAAATGAAGAAGCGGCAAAATGATACCGCTGTCTAATGTGCGGTTCCGTTTCCCTTATAATCTTCGGTATCATAATACCCCCCTTTTGTTCCGAAGTAAAGAGTTGCTAAGACGAAAGGAACTGAAACAAATAAAAGTGCTTTTGCTAATAACATTATGCGAAAACTCCAGGGACATAATTAATTTTTTCACGAATCTCATCAAGAATCTCACCATATTCTCTAAACCTTCTGTCTCCAGCAATAAAACGCCTCTGTCTCATCCATATAGCATCTGCAAGGAGTTTGAGTTCGTAATCCGAAAAACCATTAAATCTTTCCATGTGTTCTCCTAAGTCGGTAAAATAGATTGTTCTCTTGCTGCTCCAGAAATTAGAGGAGACTTTAATACTTCCCATTTAAGATACACGACAGTATCTACCATCCACCAGAATGCAATAGTGCATAAAAAGATGGTAAGTACTATAGAAGCAATACTCAACACAATATTAAACTTCTTAGCCTTAAAGTGATTAATAACTCCAAGTGCCATTATAAGTAAAAGCACTTCATAGGTGATGTAGTTATAGTAACTCATTCAACTACTCCACCGCAATGAGGGCATACCCAGCCATCATCACCAAAAAGTAAACTTGAATGAAATGCACCAGACTCACAAAATTGTTTGATTGGTTCACTGATTTCAGCGTCAACCAAACTCTTATGGCAATGTGGACATTCTCTGAGTGTTAATGGATAGTTCATTGTGGATATGCGTTATGAAGACCCCAAAAAACAAATAGTCCTATGGTTCCAAAAATGACCAAGGTATATAGAGTCAGACTATTCATTACATTCCTCCTCCGTTACGAAATCCTACTATGTAACCAATAATAATTCCACACATAAATGCCACAAACATATAAAGCATATGTGAGAAGAACTCAATGAATATTAGCCAATCCGTCGTCGTCATAATCTTCGTATGTTGATGGTTCTTCAAATAGTTCTTCCATTTTTTGTTGCAAGACTCTTTCTTGCAACTCCTTTAGATCTTCTTCCGTTAAACTTATCATTTGTCTTTTAGAAGTTCCTCTATTCTTTTACGCATGTTTGTACTATCTTGTTTAAGATAGTCTCGCAGAGAATAACCACGTTTCCCTCGCATAATACATGTTCCTTGATAAAACATCGTAACAGCAAAGATCAATAAGAAAACAATTCCTATTATTTCAGGGTAATGTTTAACCATGGGAAAACTGGTGGAATAACGCCTATCAATCTCAACAATCCTTCAGCAAATAAAGCAAGAACCACCCAACCAACACACATAGAAATAATGGAAGCATTCCGATTGTGCTTTCGTATAGCAGCATCAATCATCTCCTGCACTTCAGAACGACTAACTAATTCATCTTGAGGGTCCATCACTTTTCATCTCCAAGAAATTTAGCTAAAGGATCTCTTCTAGTTTTTACTATCTCACATGCTCTTTTGTAGAACATGTTATCAGTATTACCAGAAGTCTCAAATGTTTCTTTGATCTTCACCCAATTATTATAGGTGTGCTGATCCATAAATTTTTATTGTTGAGATACTACTATATAATAGTTCGGCATCCTCAACAGTCAACTAATTGTGTTCATAACGTAACACTGTTGAAGGAAATATTAAATTTGTAACTTTTCTAAACGGAAAGGGTGGGATTCGAACCCACGGTGCTCATCACACGGCAGTTTTCAAGACTGCTGCCATCAACCACTCGGCCACCTTTCCAAATTTTTTTAGCGAACTTCAAAGTCCAGTTTACGAACTTTTCGCTGTCTTCTTGCTTCTTGATAGGCAAGATCTGAAGTGGAAAGAACATTTTTTTGCTCTTTCTTCATAGAGTTTACCAGAACAACATTGGATAAGTCAACTGCAGATACCGACTCACCTTTTACTGTCATCATATTAGGACAACCACAGCACTGAGTTTTTGTGGGATGACTTGTCAGTTCTTTACGACAATCTTTACATCTTACTATAATCATAATAACCTCTATTATACATTCTTATCATTCTTCAGGTTGGTCTTCTTCTTGATCTTCTTGAATATCTTCGGAAGAAATACCCAAATCTTCTTCTAATTCTAGTTCTTCTTTTACTGACTTAACACTTGTTTCTAGAGTTGATCTAAGCATCCAAGTATATTTACCATGTGCTTCCATTAAATCTTGAATTAGATTTGCTGTAGCATATGATTTTTGCTTTTCAGCTTCTTCAGAAACTTTACCAAATAAATCACAAAGATCTTGATTTGACTTTAAAAGATCTCTAAGCATCCCATCCTTTTCCAAGGAACTTGATCCCTCTTTTATTTTAGAGACTTCAAGCATTCTTTGAATGCTACTGAGTGGTTTAACATTAAGGTATCTCATGTGTTCAGAGATACGATCAATTTCTTCAAACATTGCAGTATATTGATCTCCAAGAAGTTTATGAATCTGATAAAAATCAGAACCAACAACATTCCAGTGATACACCCAAGTTTTATGAAATAGAATAAAAAGGGACGATTGAGTATCGCTCAATAGTTTATATAAGACTTCCATTATACTTTTTTTAAGTATTTAGGAAATGGGCAATATCGGATTCGAACCAATGACTTACTGCTTGTAAGGCAGCCACTCTACCGCTGAGTTAATCGCCCTAGGCTCCCCCGGCAAGATTCGAACTTGCGACCAAATGATTAACAGTCATCTGCGCTACCGCTGCGCCACAGGGGAATAAGAACCATAAGGTTCAGAGCGGAATAGGGGATTTGAACCCCTGACATTCAGCTTGGAAGGCTGACGTTCTACCACTGAACTAATTCCGCAATTGAGACAATTATAAACTATTTTAGTTTAATTGTCAAGTGTCGTTGAAAGGACTTGAACCTTCATGGATTGCTCCACTGGAACCTAAACCCAGCGCGTATACCAATTCCGCCACAACGACAAGGCGACTCAGGAGGGACTTGAACCCCCGACCAACTGCTTAGAAGGCAGATGCTCTATCCAACTGAGCTACTGAGTCATGAGACAATTATACACGATATAGTGA